TACTATTAAGAAATGGCATGTTGAAGAAAGAGGATGGAGTGATATAGGATACCACTTTGTTATTAGACGTAATGGTCTAGTTGAAGCTGGTAGAGATATTAAGCTATCTGGAGCTCATGCAAGACAAGTTAATGGTACGTCAGTTGGTATATGTATGGTCGGCAGAGAAAACTTTGACCCTAGACAATTTGACTCGTTGAGAGATACTGTGCAGATGCTATTGAAATTATATCCTGAATGTAAAGTTATTGGTCACTGTGAAG